CAGGCTCAGTAGCAAAATCAAAGCCCATATGCCAAAATGCCAGAGAATCACGAAATTCGCCAGCGACTCGGGACGGCATAGATTTGTATTCAGCATAACGAGACTGATAACCAAATTCAAGTTCAACGTCAGCAGCAGCAATATACAATTCCTTAATAGTAACCTGCTGTTCGCCAAGATTAGCAAACGCCGGCCAAGCATAGTCAGCAATAGCATCAGACTTTACCCACGAACGATGCAAACCTTGTTGATAAGCAGGCTCAGGAAGCACAGAAATAATGCCAATAATACAACCAAACTCTTCGCAACGATAATTAAAGGAGTTGCCGCCACCAACAGAAATACCATGTCCAGCCATCTGTCCAACAAATTGAGAGGCAGTGCCAGGATCATTAGAAGATTGAGCAGTAGAAAGAACCTCGGAAATAGCCATCACCTGACGAGATCCACCAATGTATTCAGGACGTTGGAGGCGAGCATCGGAAGAACGAACACCGAATTGAGCCTGAATTTTCTCAATGTACCTGGTACCACCACGGGCATCGCGTTCAAGAAACTCCTGCAATACTATAGCAGTACGAAGGGTATCAAGTGTAACGGCATCAGACTGAATATCAACAGAATGAGTATCAGACAAATCAAAATTCAAATCAGCCGTGGGAGTACCGCCAACAACATTCAAAGCGCCCGCAGTAGAACCAAGAGTGCCTAGCGCAGTACCTGCCGAAGCATCAACAATATCGAGCAAACCGGGAGTCAACGGAGTATTAAGAGTAACAGGTATATTATCCTGAAAAGTAAGCGGCAACATCACCGGATCGCCTTTTTGAGCAAAAGGCAGACATGAAGAAAAATAATCATGCTCAATAGCGCGAAGAAAAGGAGGCGCCTCATCAACAGTAGAACCATAAGCGGGACTATTATCACCCGCAACAAGTGGGACGAATGTATCGGCAATTTCCAGATTTTGGTCACGATAATATTCATCGTAAATAAGCCTATAAGCAGCAAGGAAATACGGATGAATTTGAACAGACTGCCCAACAGCCAAAGTATCAGTAGGTAAGCCAAGATAATCACCAATAGAACCTATAGGTGGTTCATAACCATCACCAGCAGCCAAAACAACATAAAGCGCGACCACATCAACGTCGGGATTAGAAATGAAATCCTCGAAACCATCCCATAAAAAACGGTAAGGAACGAAAAAAAAGTGCGTGTACACATCCACCCGATGCATCACGGGAGCAACTAAAGGGGCGAAACGAAGCATCAATTCAGGAGTAATACGAAACCTGTCACCAGGAATACAATCGATAACACAACAAGGGACAAGGCGACCTATATCAAAGGACATTTTCACTTCATGACCCAAATCGAATTGATTAGAAGGGATGCGAGGCATCGCCACAGTGTTAAAAAGTTCATTTGCCATACAAAAAAAGTTAAAGGCGGATACCGCCGCGAGAGATGAGATAAGAGCCGAGGCGACGAGTTTTGCCACCACGACGAGAACGAGAACGAGAACGAGAACGATAAGCCATTTTTAGAAAAATTTAAAAGTGAAAAAATTAATGTATCTCATTATTCAAAAAGAAAATTCCAAACAGATTGAATCGCCTGAGACATACCGCGAACATACCACGGGTCGGAAGGTCTAATATTTTGTCTCGCAAGGTCAACATCAAATTGTTTTATTACTCCCTCTTTCGCCATAAGACTAATTTGTTGCCTGATACGGCGCGTGTCTTGTATAATACGTTCTTTTTCCGCAACTGTATTAGCATTCTGAAGGCGCATAGACTGTCGTTGAGCAACCATGTTCTGAATACGCTCCGAAATCTCAGAAAGGTTAGCAGATTGTTGTACAGCCTCTCTAATATCACGGCGAATGTTAATATCAGTATTGACTTTAGTCTGTCTAAGTTGCTCTTTAGCAGCATCGACAGAAGTCTGTCGAAGTTCACCGGCGAGGTCGAGATCGAACATTTTGCGACGACGAGACATATCAATATCACCTATCTGCCCAGCCTTAAGTAAAGCGTCTTGTACTATCACATCGCGTTGCACCTTCAAATTATCAGTTTGCGCCTGTTTCATTTCAAGGTTTGTTATAGCATCTATAGCAGAAAGAGTACCAGATAGGGCGGCCTGACCGGGTTGCGGAGCGTTAAATTCGGGTTTCTGAACATCAGGAGAAGTCAAAGGACCAGCGGTATTTTGCTGTCCGTAAATTAAAGCAGGGTTAAGCCCAGCATCTGTAAAACGCTGCATTTGTGCAGCGGGGCTATTGTATTCATTCTGCATGTTCCAAAAATTCAGATTGTCATACTTCTGTCGCTCATACATCTGAGTAGCAAAGGCACGGCTTTTCTTGTTCATATTGCCAGTGGCGAATGCATCGATACCGGCAGCAAGTGGGCCGGCGGCAGCAGCAAGAAGGGAAGCAGGCATATCAATTGTCAGTTTGTACGGCAGGCTCAAGAGAATGCCGAAATTGTGAGAGAATAGACTGGTGAATATAGCCAAGGTTTTGCTTAGTAAGAACAACAGCGCAGAAAGGAAAACACCAGTTATAAAACTCAGGGTCAGTATCAACGAGATAATCATACATTTCAGCAGCAGTAAACTCAGGAAGCACACCGGCTTCCTCCTTAGCGCGAAGTTCGAGATCGGCCTTTAAATTCTGACGCATAGCATGTTGCATAGTGAGAACATAATCCTCAACAAGAGCAGAAAGGCGCTTAGCACCTCCAAGATGCGTTTCGACTTGTTTAGCGCCATTTTGAGTAGTAACCATTTTTAAAAAAAATTTGGTGAAAAAATAAAGAGAGAATGACACACGGAAAAACCGTGGTGTCAGTTAGCAATAATACATCAAGTAGATTATTGCTGTTCCGACGGAGGCGGCGGAGGCTCTGGCGGCATGTTATCTCGCTTTTTCTTGTCGCTTAACGCTCTGCGAATACGCTCGACATTAGCCGCATGAACACGCGCCGCCTCAATACGTTCAATTTTATCCATGTTTTCAAATCCGGGAGGCAAATCCGGATTATACACAGGATTGAACGACTGAACGGACTGGCCGCGACGAAAGCGGTCTAAAACAGTCCGAATAGGGAGAACTTGACCGGGAACGGTCAGAAAAGGCTTCTTTTCAGAAGGAGAATAACCTTTGCGCACAAAATTGTGTGCGGTAATGACTTTTTTACGTTGTTCAGACATGACAAAAAGTTTAGAAATGAAAAAATACCTAAGGCCCTTAGAGGGTTTACTTTTTTGCATAGCACCCCGCCAAATAGTGGTAAACTTAAGACCGTGCAAAATGGCGGGGTACTACTCAAAAAAGTAATATCAAATCCTATATCAATAGCGACGCAAAGCGCGCTTAAAGATACGGTGAACACCGAGTTTTTTAACACGGGACCTTACCCGTTTAGAACGTTTGTATTTCATATTTAAATTTTATTCCGTCTTTTTTGAGATTGTGCATGTTTTATTTGGCGGGCTTGTTTCTGCATTTCCTTACGGTCTGCAAGTGTAGTAATTCCATCAGAAGGTACAAATAAATACTCTTCTTTTTTTAGGTTTTGCTCTAATGCGACATTTATAATAGCACGCTGGGCGTCTAATTCCTGCTCAGTAAATAATTTAGTACGATAATAGCGAGGCATGGCGACACGATAACCAGAACGATTAGTGACATAATTTTTAGAAAGGTCACGCTTATGGTAAGCACGCACCGAAGAATTTTCGATATAACCCTTACCAAGCCCTTGAGACATAAGCGGAAATTCCTTTTCGCGATCATCGCGAGAGTGTCTATAACGTTTCTCACGGTATGAATCTTTATCAATATACTTAAGGCAATAGGCGACGGAATCAGACGTAACCGTGCCAATGTCAACACCGCCTATCTGAGCGCCGTTAAGCGTCCACGCCTTAGCATACTCTTCCGGGTCGGGACAATTAAAAACAATAGCATGATAATGAGGACGATTTGTTTTAGTTCCGTATTCACCACAGGCATAATATTTTATGCCCTTAATGCCGGTATTTTTACGGAGACGTTTAAAGAAGTCTTGAAGGTCTTTTTTTCGGAGTGTAAGGAAACCGTTAGACGTAAGTGGAACATGAGTAGTATCGTATGTAAGCGTTATAAAATGGGAGGAGGTTGCCTTGTTTTCCTCCTCCCAAGTAATGCGAAAACACCACTCCGAAACACGACGCTTTTTACAGGGCGGACACTTACCACAAGGCACTGGAGTGTCCACACCCTTAACTTTCAACCAAAGCGGGTTATCACATGCCATATCACATACCGGGCGAAGTAGAACCAAACGCCGGAATACCATAGCGGGGCAGACGACGAGAGGCTACTATTCTATTAACAATACGCGCATAAATCTGATTAGCCTCAGATTCTGCTACAGCAAAAACACGATCATACTTCTCAGGAGAAGCCTTAATAAAATCATTATTCAGTGCAGGCTCAGTAGCAAAATCAAAGCCCATATGCCAAAATGCCAGAGAATCACGAAATTCGCCAGCGACTCGGGACGGCATAGATTTGTATTCAGCATAACGAGACTGATAACCAAATTCAAG